AGAGCAATCGAGGTATAACAAATTCAAACTAAAACAACTTCCACTCAGTAAGCTGCTTCCTAAGTATACACCATGTCTACCACAGGGTTGAGCAAGGAAAACGTTGAGAAGCTCCTCGCAGGTGGGGATGCAGATGTGGAAATTGAGGCTGAGGAAACTGCTGGATTCAACTTCAAGCAGTTTGTCACAGACAACAGCAAGATGAAGATGACCTTCAACAATGGTTTCACAATTTTGAGAAACAGAGCTGCCATCTACAAAATGGTGAAAGCAGGACACTTCAAATTCCAGGGAAAGTCTATTGTGGTCCCTAGCTCCACTTCAAGTCCTGGCCAGGATGACTGGACTTTCAGAAGGCTGGAAGGCTTCATCAGGGCAAAGATGTTTATGGAGCTGATCAACATGGAGAATGCAGTAGAGCAGCAGAAAATGTATGAAAAGCTCTGTGAGCTTCCCATGGTGAATGCATACGGCTTGAAGCCCAGCTCAAAATTTGACCCAACCACCGCAAGAGTGGTGCTGACATTGGGTGGTCCACTTCCTCTGATGGCAAGCCTGGATAAGTTTGCTGCAGCTGCATTTCCATTGGCCTACTTCCAGAATGTTAAGAAGGAGGCTTTAGGCATAAATAAGTTTTCAACTTATGAACAGCTATGCAAGATAGCCAGAGTTATGGCAACAAAGGAGTTCACCTTCACTGGGGCTTCAAAGGCCATCTTTGAGGAGACTATAAAGATCCTCAATGATTGCACTCCTGGAACTGCTGGTGCTGCTTCATTGAACAAGTTCAATGAGCAGATCAAGGCCCTTGAAGCTGTCTTCGGCAAGATTGTTGATGACAATAATGCCGGATCTTCTAAACCAAGGCCTGCCTCCAAAAAGAATCAAGGATTTTGAATGATTTCTTAATGCTTGCTTTAACTTTATCTTTTTTTGTGTTTTTATTTTATTAGTTTTTATTTGTTTTTATTTATTTTATTTAACGATACCTTAAGTAATTACTAAAATAACTTAACTTAACATAACTGCAGCACAGCACTAACACTCACACAAACTTGCAGCAGCAAGTTGTAGACACAATCACTGGACTTCTTCCACAGTGAAGTGGCCGAGTCCTCTGTGCTCCTTCCAGCAAGGTGGAGCAGCTGAATCCAGATACACAAGAACTGAAAGAGATATGGGCAGCATCTCCAGAGTTTTTGACAGAAAATAAACATTTCCATCAACATCCTCATTGTAGTTGAATGTTCTTCCATCCACCTCCACTGCTTTGGGCGAGAGCTCTTTCTCATAAACCTTGTACACAATTACAGGCTTGCTCAAGATCTTTGATATCTTCAGAGCAAAGCTGGTGTGCACAGCCAGCATCTCATGAGCAATGATCTTGTTGTAGTTAGGATCTGTCAATTTCCGCTCAACAGTGCCGAAGCTAGCTCCAACCAATTTCCTGCAGTTGGCATGATCTCTTGGGAGCATCATCATGTCATAATCACCTGGTCTTTTCTGGGTCACAACTTTAATAATTAATGTGGTCCTTTCATTGGGTCTATCCAGGCTGGTCCTGGCATAGATACATATGTACTGCCCCTTTGATCCTTGGTTGATCAAAAATGTTCTGGCAAGGCCAGCTTCATTGTACTCCCCAGGCAGAGAGATCCTGAACTGAGTTCTCAGATCAGCATCCAAATCCTGCTTGACTGCAAGGATGGTTGTCTTATCACTTGCAATAGCAGAAGCTATCTCTACTGCCTTTATAGTACCAGCAGACAAAAGCCTGTTTGTAGGCACCACAGGATTGCCTGCAGATTTCTGCTTTATAGAAATCAAGGATGTTTTCTCCAGATTCTCCCTCCAGTAAGATGTGGTCTTGCCCATCACAGAAAAACCATAGTCCAGGCTGAAACCAGCAATGTCAGCCATAAAGAAAGTCTTCCTTTCTGCTTCATTTATGAACCAGTCACGTGGGTAGATGTTTTCTTTAGCAATGTCTGTGAGGGCAAAAAAATCATTCTCAGATATTTTACCCATGCCATGGTTGATCAGTCGCCGTGAAGGCTGAAATATCTGGTTGTGCATTTGAAACTTTGTTTCATAATTTTTGACAGATGGTTTCTTGACAGTAATCTCCAGAAAATGGTTGCAGAAATTTATGTCCAGACCAAATCTGTTGAAGACATCATAATTGTGATGCTCTTCAATGACTTCAGCTTCATGAGCTTTAATGTCCTCGTTCTTGCCGAGGCCACTAATGCTGAAGGCAGGTTTAATGCCTATAGTTGAATGCATGAAGATGTCCATGATGGGATCTCCTATTCCTGAGAATATTCTGTAGCAGTCATTGCTTGAGCGAGAGTCACTGGATATGCCATAGTTGAGGAAAAAGTCAACTGCTGTTGTCTTGACGGTAGACATGGCTGAGATAGTATTTCTTGCTCACTGTGTTCAAGCTGTTTTTGATTTTATTTGTTTATACCCCGATTGCTCT